TACAGCGTCCAGCTGAATTTGTAGTTATAAACATAGGTCAATACAGCGGCGGAACCACCGTCACCGTAGCGTAAAGGAGATAAAAAAATAAAATGAGTACATCAAGTAATTATAACTCAAGCATAGCAACTGATCCATTACGCGGGTTTAGGTTTACTGCTAATTTCAGCACTGCTGGTGGCACACAGTTTGACAACAGAATTGTTGATGCTGCGGCTGGGTCTACCCCAGGAGTTGGTTGGAGTGGTGGTTTTACCAATGTCAGCGGTTTGAGCATTGCAACTCAAGCAATTGCATACCGTGAAGGCGGGTACAACACCACAGTCCACCAGATTCCTGGAATGACAACATTTACACCAATCACGTTTACTCGTGGAGTAATGTACGGAAATGATCAAGCAATGGTCTGGATGCGTGGATTATTTTCAGCGGCCGCTGGTGCTGGTCTTCTTAATGACACGGCAACAGGTGGGGCAACAAATAGTCAATTTAGACTTAACATTGACTTAGCAGTTAATGACCACCCAAACACAAGCGTAAGTAACGATCTACCAAAAATGGTATTTCGTATCCATAACGCTTGGATTACTGCGCTAAACTATACCGATCTTGACTCTACAAATGGGGCGGTATTGTTTGAGTCAATGCAAGTAGTACATGAAGGACTTAGCGTAATGTTTACAAAAGCAGATGGCACTAAAACCCCTGTAGATCCGGCTATGGCAAGCGCTATTCCTGGTTTAAAGTAGTAGTTAACTAATAAAAGGAGAACAATTCGTGACAAATGTAATAACAGATGCAGATTTAATAAATAAGTTTGCAAAACACGCAATGGAGGAGCCAGAGTCAGTAATTGAGACAAAGGCCCCTCTAGGACCAGAAATTGAATTACCTGGCGGTTTTATTGAAAACGGTGAGGTTATTAAAACTGTAGAAGTTAGAGAACTTACCGGTGTTGATGAGGAAGCGATTGCCAAGGCATCTACCACCGGTAAGGCTCTCAATATCCTTTTACAAAGAGGACTTGTGAAGATAGGTTCACGGGAAGCAACTTTAGATGATTTAGATAAATTGCTCTCTGGAGACAGAGACGCAATTCTTTTAGGTATCCGCAGAATAACATTTGGTGAATCTATAGATTTATCTGTTACCTGCTTAAACTGTAANGAAAATCAAATATCTACTGTCAATCTTGAAACAGATGTTCCAATAAAAAAACTGGATGATTCATCAGCAGATCGAGTTTGGAGGGTAGAGAGTAAGCAAGGTTATGTAACTGTAGCTTTACCTACCGGCATTACTCAGAAGAAACTATTAGAGAACTCAGATAAAACTTCTGCGGANATTAATACGTTACTTTTATCTGGTTGTGTACTCTCTGTAAATGATAAGCCATCTCTTGGAGCAAGTACCGTGCTCAATCTAGGTATGTCTGATCGTACAAAGATTATTGAATCAATTCTTGATCGTAACCCGGGCCCACGCCTTGGGGAGGTGAAGAAGACCTGCAAGGCATGTGGTGAGGATATTGATTTACCACTCAGTCTTGTTGATTTGTTTCGCGTATAGCAAAGCAGATTACGAGGTATTACTAGACCAGTATGAGGCCATAACTAGGACTTTTACTGGGTGGTCTTTAACAGATATAAGAAACTTATCTGTTAGAGAGAGACTTAATTGGATAGAACGTGCGATGAGAGGTAGGAGGTAGACATGGCGCTAGATGATAGTAAAACAGCCCTTGGTCTAGGTGGTGTGACTAACACTATTACCAATATCACCGCTGATATCTCCAAAATGGCAACCGCTGTTGAAAACACCCTGTTACCCAAAGTAAATGCAGTAGCAAGGGCGTTTAAGGGAGTTCAGAATTCTTTTGGCGCAAATTCAATCGGTCGTACAGGTGATTCTTCCACGCAAGTTGCTTATAGTCCAAAAACAAATGTACCCGCCGTTGTTGGGGCTGGGGTGGGAAACAATGGGAATAATAATACTAAAGTAGCGTCAAGCCCAGCCTCGGGTAATAATTTTGGCGCATCAGCTGGCATACTCGGTGCAGCGGCTATTGGTGGATTAGCAGGGGCAATGCCTAGTGTCCCAACTGCTGTTATGCAGGATTATTTAACTGGACGTTCTTCATTTTATGGCTTTGGCGGGCAAACTAGTACTGGAGAAGTTCGTTCATTACAAAAGCAAATTGCTAATTCTGGTACCGCTTTAAACTCAATGGACTCTACCAACGCCATTATTGCAGCACAAGCTGGCGGTCTTGGTGGAGTTAATAACTTTAAGGGCGTAATGGGTGGAATTGCCCAAGCTTCTAACTTAGAGCCAGGTATGGGCTTAACAGCAATTTCTCAAGCCGTTGCTGGAACTATGAACGCCCCATCTACAGTAAACCTTGCTAAAACTATTGGCATTACCATACGTCAAGCTGATGGGTCTATGCTCCCACTACCCGCACTGATTGATAAAATCTGGAATTTCATTAGTAGTACCAGCGGTGGTCGCGGTATGGATAAAAAGTCACTTCAATACTCCATGCAACCTGGTTATGGTATCTATAACATGTTAAGTGGTTTATTTAATAACGANCCCGCAATGATGAAAATAGTTGAAGATGGTCTTCTCGCTAAAGCAACAATTGGCGGAAATGTTTCTGATATGACCAAGTCTCAATTAGTAAGCGCTAATATTCAATCCGCTACTGTAAGAAATATGGCTAGTCAGACCGCCGCGCAAACAAGTTTGCTTACCTCTACATCTTCCGCAATATCTGGTGGTTATGCTGGTGCCGCAGATGTGGGGACAGGGATGAACAATTTAGCCGCGTCTATGAGCGATCTAGCAGCGGCACTCGGTGGTGGTAAAGGCCTTTTAACAGGTTTAGGTGGTGTTGGTAATGGGTTAGTTGGCGGTGCAGCCAAATTAGGTTTAGGGGCTGTCGCATCATCTATTGTAAAAAAAGAGATACCTTCACTTGCAGAGGGTCCGTTAGGAAAGATACTTCCACTTATTTTAGCGGCGTTGTTCAGAGCAGAGGGTGGACCAGCAGACTCTAATAAACCTTATATTGTTGGTGAAAAAGGACCAGAACTATTTGTACCTAAAACTGATGGTACTGTTATATCAAACGATGATATGAAGGGCATGTTTAGAGAAAAAACAGCAAATGTTTCATCTCACGGGTACGCCGGTAGCAAAGAAACACTTACAGACGAACAATTAATGAACACGCTTAAAGCCGCAGGATTTAAAGGGGATTCTCTAAATACTGCGTTTAAAGTTGTTAAGCGGGAGTCAAGTGGTAGGCCGGGGGCTTTAAACCCCAATGCTAAGACTGGTGATTATTCTGAAGGTCTATTTCAAATTAATATGATTGGACAATTGGGTAAGGATAGAAATGCTCAATACCTAAAAGATTATGCATCTATTGGGTATAAGGGCCCTAATAGTCTATACGACCCACTAATTAATGCAAAAATTGCTTATGATATTTCCCATAAGGGTACAATATGGAGTAATGCTTGGAAAAATACCTCAGCAGAATTGGGAATAAAAGATTCAGGTAATAGTAATACTAAAAACTCCTCTAAGCCCTACACATCAGAGATCTTACAAAATACAATGAGTAATAGTACTCCAAGTAGTAATACTCCGTGGGCAAACCTGAGTAAGATGAGCGATCCTACAGCGGCTTCTAGATTTGCAGCTGCTCAAGCAGCGGCTAATGGCGGTCAAACCGCAACAGGTGGTAGTAACACAAACGTTAACTATGGGGGATTTACTTTAAACTTTAATGGAATAACAGATACAACTAAAATAGTTGCGGCGGTACAAAAAGTTATACAAAGTCCAGTTAAAGCTGTAGGAAAGGGATAAAGTGTCATCTACTTCTTCAGGAACAGGTGTGTCAAATAAAGTAAGCACAACTAAAGCACCTAGCACTAGATTCTCCGTAATGGTTGCAGAACGGTCTGTTCAAGGTAATCCTAATTCTGCAAACTCTAGTGCTTACGCAGCGTTACAGAAAAAAATAATTTCTCAAGGAAGTTCAACACAGCCTAAAACCACCCCTCTACCAACTGGTAATGTTGCATATCATTCAGCCAGTGAAATGAAGTTTAATTTACCCCCACATAATTGGAGTCTTCCAGTTAACCCAACAACTGTTAATGGACGTGTTGACGCAAATTATACAGATCACTCTACTCGCAGAGCAATAATGTGGTATTACGACGCAGCAACACCTGCTAAAACTAATACTGGGATAATAGCACCTACAAATACTGGCGCAGACACAACAAATACAGGGGCTATACCTACCCCTCAAGATAATTATTGGGGTTTTCAATTTCTTTGGAACCCTACTGATTTTACAAATATTTTAACAAGAAATGCTAATGTTGTACCAAGTTCTTTAGATGCTCATGCGGCTTTGAGCGGATTGTTTACGGCTATGGAAAATATACAATTTACTATTGTTATTGATAGAATAAACGATTTTGTTTGTATTAAAGGTAAAACTTATACATCTGATTACGCTAAAACTCCATTTATTGATTACAAAACTATTGCAGATAACTACTATACAAGTGGATACCCAGGCACCAGTCAAGATAAAATAGCACAACTTTCAGATTTAGCAAAAAAAGGAACTATGGCTGATATTGAATACATATATAAAATGATTAATGGCTCTGGTCAAAATGGTAAATTATGGGAAAATGGGTTAAATAGAATTACCTCAGATCTTGCATTTTTATCTCCAACTGCTGTAGCGTTACAACTTGGACCAACCGCTGATAGTCTTTCTTATATTGGTTGGTTTGAAAGCTTAACAATTAAACACAGTGTTTTTACGGAAGATATGATACCTATACATTCTGAGGTAACTGCATCGTTCAATGCGTTTTCTCGTGTAGCTTTAACGAACTGAGGAATTTAATGACAATTTATAAAGGATCTAGATACGAGTACTCAACTATTGATTTTATATCTAAAACCGTTGGGGGTTATGCAAATCCTATTGTTTTTTACCAATTTAGTACTTTAGGAAAAATAAATTATTTTGAGCATTCTTATCTTCCTGGGGAACGCTTAGATCAAATTGCGGCCACTTATTATAAAAATCCAGAGTTTTGGTGGTTAATACCTGAATTTAACCCTCAAATAACAGATTTTACTAATATTCCTGTTGGAACGGTGTTAAAAATACCAAATGTTTAATTATGTATCCGTCTCTTTTCCTAATACAACAGTGCCCCCAATGCATGTCTATTCTCTGTCTCTATATCAAAATAGATATGAGCATGAAGTAGCAGTACTTACATTTAGAGATTGGGCTATTTCCTACGACGTAGTGGAAGCTGGATCACCTATACAATTTAATATAAGTGATAACATTAATAATACAAAAACTTTTTATGGTTATGTGCACCATGTATCTGTCAATAGAACTCCAGGGTCTTTTTTAACAGAAGTTACTGTGCTTAGCCCGTCTATGGTTATGAAAAATGAGTCTCAAACAATATATAAAGGTCTATCGGCTGACGCAATAATTCAAAAAATTGCTAAAAAAAATAAACTTGTTGCCTTTACTATTGCGCACCCTAGAATTTATCCACAAGTATCTCAAGCTGGACACACGGATTGGGAGATGTGCGTAAGACTAGCAAAACAGTGTGGTTACAGTCTAAGAACTGAGAACACAGAAATTTACTTTCAACCTATGCTATATGAATACACAAATAAACGTTCTGAAGCGCCGTATTTTGTTATGCGAGACCCCAATGATCCCAGTGGGTCAACTATTTACTCTTTTGAACCACTTATTAGCGAATCTATGGAATACGACGGTAATAAAAAAGCAGCAGTTGCTGTATCTGGACTAGATTCAAGTACTATTACCGGCATGTCAATAACAACTCAAATTCGAGCTAAAAAAACAAGATTTAAAACATCTTCTGAATTCTTTGACCATTACGCTACCGATATAGTAGCAAGAACACCGTCTGTGGCTAAATACGAAGCAGAGGCGGCGGAAAATAGAAATGTATTTCCTTATAGAGCAACCGCTGAAGTTATTGGTAATGCTTCTTTACGCCCAGATCTTCCTATTTATCTTGATGGTGTGGGCGGCCAATACAAAGGGTATTGGACAATTTTAGGAACTGAGCATAAAGTTTTAGAAACAGAAAGAAATACCCATACATATACTACTATTCTAACTTTAGGGTCAGATTCTTTGGGAACTGCGGTTGCTTGGACTGATGGACAACAAATTGTAGCCCCAAGCATAAAACCATCTAGAACTATAATCCCTGGGGTAAGACAAACTGCAATTACCCCAAAGAGTAACTTATTAAAAACTTCTATAAACCTTGGACCACAATCTATTGGATCTTTTGGTGTGGCTACTAATAGAGCTAAACCGACATCTAATGGTCCTATTTGGGTATCTGGAACTGCAAGTTTAGACCCAGCTGCGCAAACAGTTGCGTCGACTACCCCAACTAGTAGCCGTTTATTAACGCAGATACCGAGTATATTATGAGCGAAGACAAGCGTTTTTATGGTATTTATGAGGGGATCTGTACTAATAACCAAGATCCAGATAAAAAGTATAAAATTAAACTAAAAGTAATTCAAGTATTAGGTGATTCTGAAACTGACTGGGCTCCTCCTTGTTTGCCGGTAAATAGTGACGCAAATCATTTAGACCATTTAGCGCATACAGCGGCTCAAGTAGCTGCGTTATTGACAACTGGTTCGGCTAATGATGGCGGATTTGGCGCAAGTTCGCACAACCATACAGTGCAAGCCCTTGGCTCAGGGACTTTAACCCACCCACATATTGCCAGCACTGACGCTTTGGAGACGGACGGATCGGAATTAGGTTTAACTGCGGCAGAACACACGTATCACCGTAAAATCCCAAATGTTGGGCAAAAAGTATGGATAATGTTTATTGCTGGGGATCCTAATTACCCAGTATGGATGGGAGTAGAATTATGAGTTCCGCAATTGCTTTACCATTTTCTTTTGATG